ATGGTACACAGCGCGCCCTGACGGAGACGATCCTGAAAGAGGCAATCGCCCTTTGCTACACGAACGGTGGCGAGCCGGGCGTGCTGATGGTGGGCCCGTACAACAAGGGCCTCGTTAGCGGTTTCGACGGTATCGCAACGATCACGCAGAACCAGTCCTCGCAGTCGCAGGCCGTGATTGTTGGTGCGGCCGATGTCTACGTCTCGGACTTCGGCGTGTTCCGCGTGGTGCCGAACCGCTTCCAGCGGGAGCGCGATGCCTGGTTGATTGACCCGTCGATGGTCGGTGTCAACTACCTGACCCCGTTGTTCAGTGAGGACACGGCGAAGGTCGGTGATGCGAAGAACTTCGCGCTGGTCATGGAGTGCACGCTGAAGGTCCACAACGAGGCGGCACACGGCCTCTGCGCTGACCTGTCCACCAGCTAACCCTAACCAATGAGCGAGGGGCCCTACGGGGCCCCGATCTCTGAAAGGAGACTTACATGGCTTCTACTGTAACTCTGGTGAAGGGTGTTGCTGCGGGCGCGTTTGCGTTTGCTACCAACGTGGCGAACGACGACACCGTAGTGATCGGCGACATCACCTACACGTTCAAAACCACTCCGAACGCGGTTTATACCGTGGATGTTGGTGCCGATCTGGACACATCGATCGGCAACCTCGTCGCAGCGATCAACGCATCGGGTACGGCGGGTCTCACGACCTACTACACCGGGACACTGGCGAATCCGTATGTGACGGCTGCTGCGGATCTGGCAAACGACGAAATCGACCTGACCGCTCGTTATGCAGGCGATTGGATCAACGCCCTTCGCTTGGATTCAACGCATCCGGGCGCAAACGAGATCACGGCAGCTTCAACGTGCTTCTCGGGTGTCTCGGGTGGGACGGATGGTTCGGGGAATCTCGCAAGCCATCTTCTTAGCGTCTTGGAGCTTTGTCAGGTCAACTCTGATGTCCAGGTTGAGCTGAAGAAAGTCACCGAGGCTGCGGACTAAGCTACACGTTGCACGTTCACGGCCTCGGCGAGTGGCAATTAGTCGCTTGCCGGGGCCTTTGCACATAGGGAGAGCATGACGACGCTGGACAATGACGCACAATCTCTGATCTACAACTTCATCCACCACGACAAAGCCAACAACACGCAGATCGTTGGCACGCAGCAGAACGTGCAGCCGATTCTGGACGCGGCCAAACAACGCCGTAGTCACTTCGACGAGCGCGCCCGTTGGCAGGGCGACTGGCATCACGTCGCCCACATTCCGCTAGTCGATTACTTCCAGATGCTTTATGCGGTCGATCGAGACGAACAGGCTTTTCAGAAGGCAATCAAGATCTATCTGAACGACCCCGACAAGAAGAATTACCGGACGAGGCCGGGGCGCGTATGACCGACTTCGTAGACGCGAACGGCAACCCGTTGGACGCTACGAAGGCACCACTCGTCGCCAAGATCGGCATCGCGGTACCCTGTGGGAGTATGTGGCCGTGGCAGTTCGGGACGTGCTTGGCAGAACTCAGGGCGCATGTAACGAGCGGGATGTATCGCACGAAGGAAGCAACGGGCCACGACCTGTCCTGCCGGATGTACGTCATGGCCGGCACCTATGTGCATCAGGCCAGAAACAAGCTGCTTGTTGAGATGATTGCGGACGGCTGCACCCACATGCTGTGGCTCGATTCCGATATGGCGTTCCCGCCCGACTCCTTACAGCGGTTGCTCGAGCGCAACGTCAACATGGTCGGCATCAACTACTCGACCAGGGGCTTACCCCCAAGGTACGTCGCCATCAAAAGAATCTCGACAAGCGACGACATCCGGGGCGAGCTGTGCGAGACACACGAATGGTCTACGGGAATCGAGGAAGTCGAGGCGATGGGCTTCGGCATGGTGCTGATGAAGCTCGACCTGTTCCACAACATGAATTTTAAAGAGAACCTGTTTTGGTACGAGATGATCCCCGGCACGCCGCACCACATTGGCGAAGATGTCTACTTCTGCAAGAAGGTGAGAGAAGCAGGAGAGAAGATCTACGTCGACCACGATTTGTCGAAGGAATGCGGCCACGTCGGCCAGATGGATTACCGTCTCGGCCAGCTCTGGGAGTGTGAGAAGCTGGGCGTGGCGGATGGTATCGGCAGCCCGGTTAAGCGGCCGTTCGTCTCTCAGGAGTTCGTGACCTAATGGCATGGCTGGCGGCGATTCGCGCGCGCATTCGCAAGTGGTATGAGGGGACGTACTGGTACGCCTACGCTCGCTATCAGGAAGCGGACGAAAAGGGCTGGACCGTCTACGAGGACGATGACGAATGGCAATAACCTCATACCAATCGCTCAAGGCGGAAGTAGCGGATACGCTGAACCGGACCGACCTCTCGACCACGACGGCGCAGCGGACCGCGATGTCGTTGTCTGACGGCGCGCTGAACATGATGGTGGCGAATGCGGAGTCCAGACTTCGTAGGGATCCGCGCTGCAAGAAAGTGCAGGAACGCTCACCCTTTACGGTGTCGGGTGACGCAACGGCGCTTCCGTCCGACTTCGGCAGCGTCAAGTCGCTTCGGCACGACGGCACGACGTACTACTTCCCGATTTCCATCGTGAGCAGCGACATGCTGCCTGCGCTGAAGCTGAAGTACGGTCCTGAGGGCCCGCCCCAGCACGCTTCCGTAGTTGCGGGAACGCTCCGCTTCGCTCCCGTACCGAACGCCAGCTTCAGCCTCAAGCTTGAGTACTGGACGAAGCTGACGGCGCTCTCGGACACGAATACCACGAACTGGCTGCTGAACGAGCACCCGGACATCTACTACTACGCAACGCTGTTTGAATCCGCTCCCTACCTGCAGGACGATGACCGGCTGGTGATGTGGGACGCGCAGGTAAATAAGCGACTCGACGAGCTGTACGAGCAGAACTGGAACGAACAGAACGGCGGCACGATGACGCCTTCATTTACTGCAATAGGCTGACATGGCGACAAGCGATCCGACCGTCAACTACAGTTGGAACCTGCCTGCGAACGGCGGCGACTCGTCGGCGTGGGGCACGATGCTGAACACGATCATCGGTGATACGGTCACGGGCATTGACGCGATCCTGAAGTCGGTTTCCGACCTCGCCTCCGGTGCGCTGCCGAAGTCGGGCGGCACGATGACGGGCAACCTCAAGACGCTGACGCAAAACCTGACGCTGGTCGATCTCGGCAGCCTTGGCGGCACTGAGAACATCGACATGGCGACGGGCAACGTGTTCAAAGGAAGTCACTCAGCCTCTGCAATTACGTTCACGTTCAGCAACGTCCCGACAGGCGCGTTTGCGATCATCATCGAAGTAGCCGTGGGTGGTTCGACGAATACCGTGACATGGCCCGCTGCGGTGAAGTGGGTAGGTGGTTCGGCTCCGACGTTCACGATCTCCCAAACGCACAGTGTGTTTCTGTACACGATCGACGGCGGAACGAAGTGGCGCGGCACCATGTTCTCGACCACCACATGAGCATCCTTCTATTTGCCGCTGGGTTCCTCGACACGGAGGCGGGCGGTGGTGAAGAAGAGGGCGAAGGGCCTGACGGTCCCCCTACCCTGCTGGATGCGTACAGCTACGGCGGCGGTCTCAACTTCGGCGTCTCGTGGGCGAATGGAGACTTTGACGCAGAGACGGAAGTTTTCCGCGATGGCTCGCTGTATTCGACCGTTGGCCCCGGCGGCAACCAGTTGGACATAGGCGCGAAGTCGGGAGCGGGCACGGACCAGTGGAACGTTCGGCACGTCAAGAACGGGCAGTATTCAGCAGAGGCCACCGCGATCACGACGTTTGACGGCGAGCGGATCGCGTAATGTTTTTGCCCCTGAAACTTCCCGCTGGCGTGTCGAGGCCCGGCACAAAATACGATTCTCGGGGCCGATGGTACGACAGCCAACTGGTGAGATGGTTTGAGGGCGCAATGGCTCCCGTTGGTGGCTGGCAGGTGTTGGAGCGGACCGCGACCGTCGCTGTGAGCGCGGCAATCTCTGATGATGGGGGCTCACTCACCGACGAGACGACAGACGCGAACGATGCGGGAGCAGATGACATCGTTCTCGTCCCAGCCTCACCAGCCGCCAACGATGCTTTCTACATCGGCTATTCGTACAGGTTCTCTGAGGTCCAGGTAAACACCGGCACGGGAGCAACCAGTAACACGATCGTCTGGGAATACTACAACGGCTCTGCGTGGGTTGCGCTGGAGGATGTGACGGATGGAACGAACGCCTTCGCTACAACCGGAACCAAGTCCGTCGTCTGGACGCTGCCGTGGGACTGGGCCAAAACCTCGGTCAACTCGCAAGGCCCGTACTACTACGTCCGCGCAAGAATCACGAACGGCGGTGGAGCGGGAACGGGAACGCAAATCTGGATCGGCAAAGGCCCGATCGATGTTGATGCGCCTGTTCGCGGATTGATTGCATGGAGAGCGAACGACCAGACCCCACACCTAGCCCTCGGGACGAACGCGAAATTGTTCGCATACGCCGGCGGCGTTCTGACCGACATCACGCCCGTAGGCTTCACGACCGGCGGCGCGGATGCGTCTCTCTCGAGTGCCAACTACGGGGCTGGTGCATACGGTGTTGGCCCCTACGGCACGGGTGACGCCTCACAATCCGCGATTACAGACGCCAACACATGGCAGATGGACACCTACGGGGAAGACCTCGTGGCAGTCGCGTACAGTGACGGCGACATCATCTACTGGGACAAGTCTGCAGGTGGCGCTGCGGCCGCTCTCACGAATGCTCCCACGGATTGCAAGGGCGTTGTCGTAACGCCTGAACGATTCATCGTTGCGCTAGCTGCGTCTGCTGATGGCAGGCTGGTCAAGTGGAGCGATCAGGAAGCGGCTACGACTTGGACGGCGGCGACGAACAATCAGGCGGGCGAGTTCACGCTACCAGGGACGGGGCAGATCCTCGCAGGAAAACGCGGGCGAGGCGAAACGCTGATCTGGACGGATGTCGATCTGTTCACGATGCGCTACATCGGTGGCGAGTTCGTGTATCGGTTCGACCAGATCGGGTCACATTGCGGAGCGATTTCCCGGCGCTCGATGGCGGTGCTCGACGGCAAGGCCGCTTGGATGGGGCACCGTGGATTCTTCTTGTACGACGGCTTTGTCCGACCGCTGCCGTGTGAGGTGGCGGATTATGTCTTTAGCGACATCAACCGAACGCAGGCTAGCAAGATACACGGCTCTACTCTAGCCGAGTTTGGCGAGTTCGTGTGGTTCTACCCGTCCAGTGGAAGCACCGAAGTTGACCGTTACGTCAAGGTCAATGTTCGGGACGGTTCTTGGGCGATTGGGCAACT